CATCGAAGCATTTTATGACACCAGTAATCTTATTAGTGGGCAAGCGTTCTTTCAAGAATTTAACAGCGTTACTGACATTGTAAGTACCGCTGGAGGCTACTACTCCACCGGCGTCAACGTCCCATTCGACATCGCATCTCGCCACGGCTCTACCTTCATCAATGGCGCAGTGGACGGGACAGCACTCACAGCCAACCTAACGCCAACAGCCCTGCCTGATCTATCTACAGCCGACTTAACGCTTGGCACCACGTTCAACGGCTACATTGACCAGTTTGCTGTTTGGTCGGATGACATTGGCGACACAGGTATCGCGGAGGTTTCGACATGAGTGTGAACATTGGAACTGAGGAAAGTCCGGTCCCTGTATTCGTGGCCATGACGGGCGGTATGCTTGACGCCTATGTCAGGGCTACTGACCGGGCAACATTCGACGCAGCGGCTCTTGTGGCTGGGCTGACGTATGAAGTTACCGAAGCGGTGACTGATCCTGAGACGGGTGAAACCACACAGGAACCAACCGGGGAAATTGCCACGGCTAAAGGTGTCGAGATTCACCATATTGGGTCAGTCGAGTTGACACCCGCCGTGCTGGACGAGGACGGTAACGTGACTACGCCAGCAACTTTCGACCCTCGTCATCATGCCAATTTTCGCATGGGAGAGCCTGCTGTATCTCGCACCAATGAGTTCGGCAATCTCCTCTGGCATGTGTGGGGCTTGGCTTGGACGCAGGGTGGAACGCCTGACCTGCAACGCAACGCTGCGGAGGATGGCCGCAAGCTCTATGGCGTTACCCTGATTGACCCCGATACGATCAGCATTCCAGCAAGGGTGTGGCTATAACCTAAGGATTAGAAAAGTAACTTATCGTGAAACAAACATTGGACCCTTTTAGACATGGCTAAGAACTTATCAGAGGCAGAGGCCAAGAGAATCCTAGGCGTAGCAGGTAGTAATACCAAGCACGGTCAAATCAGGGCTGATGAGTTCCTACCGGAGCTTCGCGGTAATAGGGCTATCCGCAAGTATCGTGAGATGCGGGATAACGATGCCACCATTGGCTCTGCTATGTATTCAGTTGAGCAAATGCTAAGAGACGTATCTATTGAGGTAAAACCCAAAGACGACTCAGAGGAATCCCTCAAGTGGGCCAACTTTGTAGAAGAAGTCTTAGAGGATATGGATCATTCCCTTGATGACCACATCTCAGAAGCCCTCTCGTTTCTAACCTACGGGTTTTCACTGTTTGAGGTTGTTTATAAGAAGAGGGTTGGCCCCTACGAGAACAGCCCCAAGAAGTGCAGCAAGTATTCTGATGGCCTCATTGGTATTCGTAAGCTTGCACCAAGAGCACAATGGACCATTAACAAGTTTGAGATGGACCAGCAAGAAGGGGATGTTCTAGGGTATCACCAAAGTGTTTCCTCTGGGTATAAGGTAAACAACAACTACATTCCAATGCGGAAGAGTGTTTACTACCGTACCACCAGTATTAACGGTGATCCTTCTGGTAGAAGCATCCTACGCAACGCTTATGCAGCTTACGAGCGTCTTAACGCTATTCAGCAGTATGAAGCTATCGGTATTGAGAGAGAACTGGCTGGTATTCCTCATGCAGAGGTTCCTGCTGATTACCTCTCACCAGATGCTTCAGAGGCACAACAAGCTTTCGTTAATAGCCTCAAAGAAATCCTCAAAGATGTTAAGTTTAACGAGCAGGGGTATCTAATTACCCCAAGTGATACCTATCCCGGTAAGGATGGTGAACCTACAAACACTAAGTTGGTGACTATCAGGCTTATGTCTTCGGACGGTTCTAGAAACATTGACATTGACCCTGTAGTTAAGAGGTATCAACATGACATTGCACGATCTGTTCTTGCTGAGTTTATCATGCTTGGGGGCGGCTCTAATGGCTCTTACGCACTCTCTAAGAGTAAGAGCGACATCTTCCTTCGCGCCCTTGAGAGTTACATCCAAGCAATCGTAGATGTTCTTAATAAGCAGGTTGTTGAAAGCCTGTGGCGCATTAACGGTCTAGACTTTAAGTATATGCCAACCATCATGGCTGGTGATGTAGCACCGCATGACCTTAAAGAACTTGGAAGCTATCTGCGTAACCTTAATGGTGCAGGTATCTCCTATGCAGACGACATTAACATCGTCAACTCACTCCTTCGCAACGCTGACCTACCTCTAGTAGATGAGGAAGTCTACAGGGCTGCACGAGAGAGAGCACAACAGGCTGAGGTAGCCCGCACAGACTACTACGATGGTCCTGATGATAATGTAGTGGGCAACAAGGACAAGACCTCTTCTCAGGACGATAAAGAGGTTGGTGACAATGCTGGGGAAGATTGATGAGTAGACAAGGCTCTTGGGAGAAACGTCTATGGGAAGACTTCACAGGTGGTGGTAGCACAGTCCCAACTGTAGCCTTAAGCACGAATAATGCCGCTGGAGATTCTTTTGGCAGGCTTAGGGTATCTAGCCCAACAACCATTTTTGACAGTCAACTACAATACGACAAGCAACCCCTGCTATGGGATGAGAAAATAGTAGGCTCTGCTACCTCTACACACCTCCCCAATGAATCATCAGTTAGTTTAGCTGTCACCACAGCTTCTGGTGATAGGGTAATTCGTCAGACTAAGGCATACCATAGATACCAACCGGGAAAATCTCAGTTTATCCTATGTACATTGTTGCTTGGCTCTCCACAGGCAGGCACTAATAAGTTAGTGGGCTATGGTGATGGCAAGAATGGTATTTTCTTAGGTCAAGACGGTGGTGGTAACTATGTATTGCTAAGGAATAATGTTCTAGGCACTCCTAGTGATGCTAGGAAGGTCTATGAGTCTGAGTGGAACCTTATTCCAGACGAGTTATCAACTGACTTCACTAAGACCCAAATCTTTGTTGTTGACCTTGAGTGGTTAGGTGTTGGTAGAGTTAGGGTTGGGTTAAACATTAATGGTGTTACAACTTATATCCATGAGTTTCTTAATGCTAACACTTTAGATACTGTCTACATGACCACCGCTAACCTACCAATTAGGTATGAGATAGAGAACACGGCTGCTGTAGCTGCACCACAATCTATGAAACAGATTTGTTCTACTGTTGTCTCTGAGGGTGGCGTAGAAGACACTGTTGCCTACCCCTTCTCACTAGAACTTATGGATGTATCCATACCAAATGGTGAAGCTAATGCAAAAGTGATCTTTGCTGCTAGGCCATCCCTTACTTTTAAGAGCATTGAAAATAGAAGTAAGTTTGAGCCTGCTGGTTATGAGGTTATTGTGGAGGGGGGTACTGTGGTAACACAAGTGCTATATAACCCTACCCTAGTCGGCGGTACTTGGTCTCCATATGATGCCACATCATCAGCAATAGAAGGTAATGCAACTGTATCTAGTTATAGTGGTGGTGTTAGTGTTGGCAGTAGTATTATTGCTTCTGGCAGTAAACAGGCCGTATCCCCCGTATTCGGTAAAACAGTGACATCTAGGCTACCCTTCGGTATTGGTATCGACGCTAATGCACCTATTCCTTTAGCCTTAGCTGCTTACGCAACAACAAACGGAGTAACCGCCTCCTTTACATTTCAGTGGGAAGAGCAAAGATGATTGACCTAAAAAAGTTTCAGCTTGAGGAAGACGTTTATAGTGATCCTCTCTCTGCTAAGTCTAAATCAAATGCAATGGGCTTCGGCGGTGCTATCCATGTCTATGATGTGAATGGTCAAGCCTACTATATGCCCGGTGCTACCCACAAAGAATACCTGCAATCTATGGGTGGTGAATACGAGGAGGAAGACTATGACGAAGTTAGCGAAGACCGAATGGTTGAAGCTATTAGAGCAGTCGTAGCAGAGATTATGAGCAAAAACCAAGCACCAAAACAAGAGAGCGACTTTAAGGTTGTTAAAGTAGATACTGAACAGCGTATTGTATATGGCTGGGCTAGTGTCACTACCTACAAAGGACAGCTTGTAGTGGATAGGCAAGGAGATGTCATTAGGACTGAAACCATGCACAAAGCTGTAAACGAGTTTATGAAGGGTGTGCGAGTAGGCAAACTCATGCACGAGGGAGAACCTGTTGGTCAAATCCTGCACAGTTTCCCTGTTACAAAAGCTATTTGTGACGCCCTAGGAATCCAGTCTGACAGGGAGGGGTGGATCACTGGCTATTACGTAGAAGACGATAACCTCTGGAAATCTGTCAAGGCTGGTAAGTACCCCGCATTTTCCATTGGTGGTGCTGCACAGAAGGAAGAGTTCATTGCCTAACGAACTAATCAACCTAACCCTAACTGAATTGTCACTTGTTGACGTACCTGCAAACCCATTGGCAGTGGCCCCTATTTTCAAGGCTGTTACCAACACTGGAGAGAAGATGACCAAAGAAACCAAAGAGACGCAGGCTGAGGTGGAAGCCCTTGCCAAAGCACAAGCAGATGTAGAAGCCCTCAAAGCCGAAAATGAACGCCTCCGCAAAGGTCTTCTGGACGCGGGCTACGTCATCAAAGCTGATGCTATTGAGAAGAAAGCTGCCCCAGAGTTTATTGAATACGAAGGTGAGAAAGTCAACAAGTCTGACATCCCACAGGTTATCCTTAAGCGTCTTGAGGCTATGGAAGTCGAGAAGCGTGAAGCTGATGTTGCCAAGAAGGCAGAACAGACTTTCCCCAACCTGAAAACCGATCTTGCAGTTGCCCTTGTTAAGGCCGACTTCGCAGAAGAACTGATGTCCGCTCTGGCTGCTCTCGACAGCATGATGGGTGAACAGATGGAAGAGATTGGCAAGTCCAACTCTGTCGATGGCGACATGTCCAACCCCACTGAAAAACTAAACTCTCTTGCTAAGAAGTATGCAGAAGAGAACGCAACCACTTTTGCTAAGGGTTATGCTGCTGTTGTCAAAACGGACGCAGGCAAGGCTCTCATCAAAGAAACCTATTCTAAGTAAGGAAATACATAATGGCTACTTCGGGAAACCAAATCAAAGAGACCATGATCGCAGGGGAAGACCTCTCGGCTGCTCAATTCACTTTCGTTAAAATGAACACGACCAACAACACTGTGGTCGCCGCTGGCAATGCTGAAGCTGCTTTCGGTGTTCTCCAGAATGACCCAGAGTCGGGTAAGGCTGCTACCGTGTGTACGCATGGCCGCACGGAGATCGTCGCTGGTACGGGTGGTCTCACCGCTGGTGCATTGGTTGGCGTAGACGCTAACGGTGCTGGTGTGGTTGCAGCTACTTCTGACATCGTAGTTGGTATCGTGGTTACGGCTGCTGCCGCTGCTGGTAAAGCAACTATTGACTTCTTCCGTGGCGGCAACGCCGCAGCCTAATTGAATAAAGGATAATAACTATGGCTATGCTAACCCCATCGCAGGTGCACCTTGACGCACCGCTGACTAACCTGACCTTGGCTTGGATGCAAGACGAAAGCAAGTTTATTGCTGACAAGGTATTCCCGATTGTAGACGTATCGAAACAGTCGGACAAGTTCTACGAATATACCCGTGGTGACTTTAACCGCTCTGGTAATCGTCGTCAACTGGCCCCACGGACCCGTCCTGAGCGCGTCGGCATGACCATCTCGAACAGCAACTACTTTGCTGACGTGTTTGGTTTGGCTACGGACTTTGACGAACAGGTCTTGGCTAACGAGGATGCTGCTCTGGAGACCCGCCTTATGGGTGCTCAGATGCTCATCACCAACCTGATGGTTGACCGTGAGAAAGACTTCGTTACGAACTTCTTCTCGGACGCTGTTTGGGGAACCAACTGGGATGGCGTTGCAACGGGTACTGGCACGGACTACTCCGCTGCTCAAGTCACCTATTGGGACGACTACACCAACTCGACGCCTATTCAAGACGTTCGTGCTCTGGCCCGCTATGTGCAGCTTAAGAGTGGTGGCTACAAGCCTAACACGATGGTTATCTCGAAAGCCGTTCGTGACACCCTGCTGGATCACCCAGATATTCTGGCTCGTCTGAACGGTGGTGCTACCATCTCGAACACGGCACTCATCACCGACTCGAAGTTGGCTGAAGTGTTTGAGGTTGAGCGTCTGTTCGTCCTTGAGGCAGTTGAGAACACTGCTGCTGAAGGTGCCACGGAGAGCAACGCCTTTATTGGTGGTAACGATGTCCTGCTGTGTTACACGCCTTCCTCGGCTGGTATGCGCACCCCTGCGGCTGGTCTGACCTTCGCTTGGAACTCGCTGCCCGGTGTCTCTAACCTCGGCATGACCGTTGAGAGCTACACTGGTGACTTCCTTCGTGTAGAAGGTATCGCTGAGGAAATCCACGTTAAGATGGCATACGACATGAAGATCGTTGGTGCTGACTTGGGTGGTTGGATCGAAGCTATCCTCACGCCTTAATTACCGTTAGTGTAATAACTATTGGTGGCCCCTGTTGTGATTATCAGGGGCCACCTCTTAGAACAATAATAAAAACTCACATAGAGGTTAAACATGCAAGACGCTTACAAACAATACAAGAGTGATAATCTACTAGGGTTCCAAGAGAAGTCGGCAGTGTTCGTTAAGATTCCCATCACTGCTTACGGAAAGACTTGGAAAGCTGGAGAAGAGTTCAACTGGATTACCCAGCCATGTAGAGCAGAGGATTGGGATAAGATGAGGCTCACAGTGGCTTCTCTTTATAACCAAGGAAAGCTGCACCACGATAGTGCTAGGGAAGTTCAGAACAAGATTGGTGACAGGCTTGGTGAATTAAACACTGAGAAGCTTATCTCTCTTGTAAGGCAAGTAAATGCCATTGTAAAACGTAGGTCTACCACTGAGAAAGAATTTCAGGACAAACGCCTGAAGCAATCTAAAATCCCTGAGAAGCAGCGTGGAATTATCAGAGCGTGGCTAAACAGGAACGCTTGGGCTTTGGAAGAGTTCTACCCCATTCGAGATCACCTGCTTAGTAACGGTGCTCCTAAAGGTGAGCCTGTAGAAGACTTTGTAGAAGACACAGAAGAATAACCTATTAGGAGAACTGCATGAGTTGGTCATACGATAATACCGACCTTGGAACTGATACCGCTGCTGGCAGACTTAATGCAGTTCGCCTTCTAATTGGTGACACTACAACCGCTGACCAGCAGGTTCAAGACGAAGAGATTGTGTTTGCCTTGGCACAGGGTAG